CTTTTTAAACTTACCGTATTATAATGCAGAAGAGGGATTGCGTTACGCTATCTTGGATGACGGCACGTCCGGCACACTTGATGAATTCTTTGAACTTTATGAAAAGTACAAGCAAACGCCGGAGCAAATTGTAGCCTTACAGGTGACTAAAGAAGACGACGGGGACGCTTTCAAAGACGGTCCGCCCTGTCTCAAGGTCCTTGCTCGCATGAAAATATCAGAAGGTGGGCGCAACAACGGCCTGTTTAACGTCGGCGTATATCTGAGAAAGTCTAACCCAGATACATGGGAGTCAGAGATCCTACGTTACAACAATGATTTCTTTGAACCGCCATTGCCCCTAAACGAAGTCAACCTTGTAGCCAAACAGGTGCAGCGCAAAGAGTATGCTTACAAATGCTCTGACGCTCCTATCAATGCGTATTGCAACAAAGACGTATGCCGAACACAAAAGTTTGGCGTTGGAGCCGCTGCTTCAGGAGTACCTATCGCAAACTTGCGTAAGTACAACTCAGTCCCACCCGTATGGTTTCTTGATGTAAACGGAGAGCCGCTTGAACTAGATACAGAGGCTCTTATGAGTCAGCCGTCCTTTCAGAAGTCCTGTATGGAACAGCTAAACGTAATGCCTCGTTCTATCAGTAAGATACAGTGGGAGGGCCGCATAAGTGCTTTGCTTAGTGAAATGTCAGAGAACGAAAGCGCTATCGTCGAAGTGGCAGAGGATGCCAGTATACACGGTCAGTTCTACGACTATCTGGAAGAGTTTTGTGTCTTATTGCAGACCGCGCAAGACAAAGAAGAGATCTTGCTCCGCCGACCTTGGACAGATGAAGAGACGCAGCTTACATACTTTAGGCTCAAAGACTTTGAAGCGTTTCTCAAAAAGAATAAGTTCTTCGAACTCAAGTCGCACAAGATTGCACAACGCCTACGGGATATAAACGGAGAAAGCTTACTTTTAAAAATCAAAGGCAGACCGGTACGCGTTTGGAAGATACCGGCTTTTGCTAGTGGCGACGTAGATATAGCAACGCCTATGTTTGCAAGTAAAGGGGAGTCACCGTTCTGATGTTTAGAATATTTGGACCGCCCGGTACTGGTAAGACCACAACACTACTCAACATGGTAGACAGAGCGCTAGAGGCGGGCACTCCGCCGCAAAGCATTGGCTTTCTAGCCTTCACCCGCAAAGCAGCAAACGAGGCCAAGGAGAGAGCCGCAGAGCGATTCCGTCTAGATCCGAAGAAGGACCTACAGTTCTTTCGTACTCTACATAGCTTTGCTTTGTCTCTATCTGGCATAAGACCAGAACAGATAATGCAACCGTCTCATTATGCCGAACTGAGTTTGGTCATGGGTATCCCTCTCATTACGGGAAAAAACAACAGTTTAGAAGAAGACGTGCCAGAAATGGTCAAGGCTTCTGACCCAATATTGGGTTTAATTAACCTAGCACGGCTGCGAAAGATACCTTTACGGAGTCAATACAACGAAAGCACCATCGAACACGATTGGAATACAATCAACCACGTTGATAGATGTTTAAGAAAATATAAACATGAGAGTGGTTTATATGACTTTACGGACATGCTTCAGTCATTCATAGATAAAGGTCATCAATACTGTCCTAGATTTAATCTTTGTTTCTTAGACGAAGCGCAAGACTTGTCCCCAATGCAGTGGGACATTGCTCACCTTATAGAAGAAAAGACCGCTAAGATGTACTGTGCCGGAGATGACGATCAGGCCATATACAAATGGGCGGGCGCAGATGTAGACCACTTCCTAAGTTTGGACGGTGCATCAGAGACATTGCAACAATCATATCGTATACCTTCCAGTGTACACGCGGTAGCCGAAACAATAGCTAATCGAATACATTATAGATACCCCAAGATATACAAGCCCCGCGAGGAGCGCGGCCTTTGCACCAGAGTCACGCAAGTCACAGAACTGGACATGAGCGAAGGATCGTGGCTTATACTAGCTCAAGCGGGCTATCAGCTACAGCCCGTAGCATCTGACCTGAAGTCCTTTGGATATCTGTACGAATATCGCGGCTCACGGTCCATAGGGCAGAAACTAAGTGATGCCGTCAACGGATGGACAGATCTTCAAAAGGGCAGAGAAGTCCCCGTCGATACCGTGCGAAACATCTACAGCTTTATGTCCGTGGGCAACCGCGTAGCGCGTGGGTATAAAAAGTTAAAAGGTGTGCCCGACGATGAGTTGGTAAACATGGACGATCTACAGCTTCAACATGGACTCATTGCAACGAAAGACATGATATGGTCTACAGCTATGGATCGAATACCAGATAAGGACAGAGCTTACATTACAGCTTTGTTGCGGCGTGGAGAAAAGTTCAACGGAGTGCCTCGCATCTCTGTGTCCACGATTCACGGGTCAAAAGGCGGAGAAGCGGATAACGTCGTGTTGTTCACGGACCTGTCACCCGCCGCAGATAGTACAATGAGAATTGCGCCCGACGATGTTCACCGTGTTTTCTACGTCGGCGTAACTCGTACAAGAAAGAACTTGTACATAGTAGAACCAGAAGACGCGACAAGGAGTTACGACATATGAAACGTGACGAAATATTGAGGCAAGCAGAGACCCTGATTAACGGGGCCAGAGCCGCCGACTACGGCGACGCAAAAGAAAATTTTAAAAATATAGCAGACTTGTGGTCTGTTTACTTGGGTACAGAAGTTTCCCGTCAAGACGTAGCGGTCTGCATGATAATGGTCAAAGCCGCTAGACTTATGGGTTCTGATAAATCTGACTCATGGATCGATATCTGCGGCTATGCCGCTTTGGGTGGAGAAAAGTGAGTCTACAGATGGCGATGTTTCCACCTGATAGTGAATGGGTGCCGCCAAGTGAGCTACCCGATCTTTCCAACGCAAAACGCATAGCGATAGATCTAGAAACAAAAGACCCTAACATAAAGAACTCCGGACCCGGTTGGGCAACTGGAGATGGAGAGGTTGTAGGATATGCCGTCGCCACAGAAAGTTGGAAAGGTTATATACCTGTCCGACACTTTGGCGGTGGCAACATTTGTGAAAAACAGGCAAACCGTTGGCTAAAGAAAGTCTTTGAAAGCCCCGCTGATAAAATTATGCACAACGCACAATACGATGCGGGTTGGGCACGGCGCATGGGGTTTACCATCAACGGCAAGATCATTGACACTATGGTCATAGCCTCGTTACTCGATGAAAACAGATTTAGTTACACTCTAAACTCTTTGGCGTTTGATTACCTTGGTAAGGTAAAGTCGGAGAAGAAACTGGTAGAAGCCGCAAAAGCATTCGGCGTAGATCCAAAGGCAGAGATGTGGAGATTACCCGCCATGTTTGTCGGACCCTACGCAGAAGCAGACGCTGAACTAGCACTTGAACTTTACAATTATTTCTCTGTCGAGTCGTCAAAGGACGGCCTTACAAGTATCGTTGATATCGAAACACGGCTCTTGCCCTGTCTAGTGGATATGACTTGGCGTGGCGTTCGTGTCGATATGGACCGAGCCGAGCGCACAAGAAACGATCTTTTGAAACGAGAGAAAGCCGTTGTAAAAAGAATAAAGGATCTGGTTGGGTTCAATGTAGAAATCTGGGCGGCGCAATCTATAGCAAAGGCGTTTGAACAAGCGTCCCTTCCATATGAACGTACAGAAAAAGGTCAGCCGTCGTTTACTAAAAGTTTTCTTACCGACCACCCACACGAACTGGCACAACTTATCGTGCAAGCTAGAAACCTCAACAAAACTTCTGGCACGTTTATCAATACAATCCTCAAGCATTGTCGATCTGATGGACGCATACACGCGCACATTAACCAAATTAGATCTGACGATGGCGGTACGGTTTCTGGGCGAATATCCATGAACCACCCCAACCTCCAACAAATTCCGGCACGAGATCCAGAACTGGGGCCAATGATACGCAGCCTGTTCTTACCGGAAGAGGGCGACCAGTGGGCGGCTATAGATTTCTCGCAACAAGAACCACGGATCTTGGTTCACTATGCACATTTGTTTGGTGAACAAAGGAACCGTCCGTTGAAAGGAGCCAAAGAGTTTGTGGACAGTTACAACGAAGACAGTAGCACAGACTTCCATACAATGGTTGCGGAGATGGCGCAGATCCCCCGTAAGCAAGCTAAGACAATTAATCTTGGCATGATGTACGGCATGGGTGTTAACAAACTGGCCGATCAGCTAGACATACCCGTGGACGAAGCAAAAGGTATTGTGAGTCAGTACCATGATAGAGTTCCCTTTGTAAAAGCTTTAATGAACGGCGTGATGAACAGGCTGAACGAAAAGGACAGTCGGGGTGCTTTACGTTCGTTGCTCGGACGTAAGCTACGATTTCCTTTGTGGGAGCCAGATAGTTTTGAAATGAACAAAGCTTTACCTTACGAGGAAGCCGTAAAAACTTATGGAGATACCACACGTTTGAAACGTGCATACACCTACAAGGCTTTGAACCGTTTGATCCAAGCATCGGCTGCGGACATGACAAAGAAAGCTATGGTGGACATATATGAAAGCGGTAGATTGCCCCTCATTCAGATCCACGACGAGATAGCAATGTCAGTAAAAGACACAGAAGATGCAAAAAGTGTTGCAAAGATGATGGAAAATGCTGTACCATTAAGTGTGCCTAGTCTCTGTGACGTTGAAGTCGGCCCCTCTTGGGGGGAATCATCCGTTTGCACGTTTTAAATCCGTCGGAGACTTTGGGTTAACTGCTCGGCGGGGTCTCATCCCTGAGTTACCTCGTTTTAACTGCCGTCGAATCTGCTTTTCATTGGTTTGCTGATTCGGCGGTTTTTTTCTTGCCATTTCCCATAACATCCTATATTCTTTTACAAAAGTAGAGAGGATTATATATGGACACCGAAAAATGGAAGAGCGTTCTCGTTCCGATAGAGGTTTACAGAGAAATAAAATCTATTGCTCAGAAGGAAGGACGCACGATCAGCGGACAACTTCGAATAATATTTGAAAAATATAAGCAAGAACAAGAAAACGCTTGACTTATCGCATAAACTCATATATCTGGGACGTACCTCATAAAAAGATGTGGACGCGCCTCAGTAATCTACCATAACGGATACTGGGGCGTTTTCATGTCTGACCATACGAACCAAGACGATTACATAATAGCTTTAAAACATACAAACGATCTGATTGATGAGCTAATCGACGGGGACTTTGACGCGGGCGCAGCATATACTGGTATTTTAGTAGCGACTTTTTACAGATTACTTTTAGGCAGTCCTGACAAACAGGACGTGACGGGCATTATCGGCAACGCTCTGGCGTCTGCATCTGTCCATGTAGAACTAAAAGAACATATTTTATCAGACATCCATTGACTTTCTAATATTTCTCCCATATACTCTTATACATTATTTTATGATGAGGAGTAAGTTATGGAAATTGAAGAAGGTTATTACGATTGTAAAGTAGAGCGCAGCGACGACTGCGATCACGGCCCTTGCACGGC